CTGCGATGCCGCGCCACCAAACTTTCTTGTCAAAGAAGCCACATGGCTCAAGGTTCTCATCCAGACCCATCTTTATTTCACATAACTTGTTACCACGCTTGGCTTTAAGACCGTCAAGAGCTGACTGCGCAAATTTAAAATTATCAGGGATAGACGTGCCATCACGTACATATTCTTCTGCCGCAAGGTGAAATGCTGTGCCGTATGACATGGCATCAGTCTCAGGCTCAGAATAATCCTTGGCAATCTTGAGGTGATAGAACTTCTTAGGGCATTGCTCAAACGCCTTAATCCTACTAAATGACCACGGCTTTATACTCATAGGTGACCCCCATGCCATAAAAGTTTTTTCTTCAGTTTATGAGACTGACCTGTGAGCGAATAACTTTGTAACTCTTGAAGAGAGGTTAGTGGTTCCGGTGGTAGTCTCTTAGTAACCCATGATGCACGGACAGTAAGTTGTGGCTTGCCTATATCTTGATTACACAATGCAAGAGTTAATTCTGCTCTACAACTATTGCAGGTAAACTCCGCAATAACTCCGCTTTGTGTGTACACTATTCCATGCGACATGGACGTTGTATTCATAGTCAACTCAACTGATCCACACTTATTGCAACATAGAAAGCCATCATTTGTTCTTACGTCTGCATTATAGTGGCCTTGCCTCCCAATGCCTATCTCCATGTCGTATTCATCAATCATTCACAATCCCCATATGACTTGCCAGTACCAGACTCGCAGTTGATAGGCAGACCTTCTGCCCAATCGGGTATCCACCGCATACACTGTTCAATGTACGCTTGTGCCTCACCCACTTCTTCGTCACGAACACAACACACAACAGAGTCATGCACTGTTAACACTACGCGATGTTTCTTAGCTATTTGTAGCATTTGCTCACCAATGATGCAACGAGCAATGGCTTGGCATACGTTCTCTATGACCTTGCCACCATAGATACGGTTCCGACCGCGCCTGACTCTGTAGTGAAACTCCGTGCCTCTCTCGGTGGTATCAAACCCAAGATCGTCATAGCGCAACAACAAACCAGATGGCAGTCGTATGGCACTATCGTGTGGACATACCTCTAGCACGTTGCCGCAACCCAATGGTGCGTTATCATTTCTGGACAGGGCCACGAGGGCTTGTTGGGCGTCACGCCATAACTTGTTTATTTTCCAGTTAGCTTCGCGGTAGATATTGATGACACGCCTTGCTTCCGCGATGTCCATATCGAACCCAAAGTTCTTGAGTTGTGCTTGGAATTTGAGTGCGCCCATGCCATAGCCAGCACCAAGGATTGTGGTTTTACCAACGAACCGCTGATCTTTGGTTACATCAGACTCCTGCACACCATAGATACGTGATGCCATCTTTACATACACATCCTCACCAGCCCTGAAAGCAGCGGTGAGATCGTCCTGCTCTGCAAGCCAAGCCAACACCCGCGCTTCGATCTGTGCCGAGTCTGCGTCAATCAACGTATATCCTTCAGGCGCAATGATGCTACGCTTTAACTTCTTACCATTTACGCCACGGCTAGGTAAGTTCTGTAGATTTATCTTGTCGTCACCGCCCCACCTACCAGTGTGCGCGGCATAGTATCTGACAGGCACAGGCAGTGTGCCGCGCTTCGCAATATCAATGAACCGCTGTGTACGTGTCTCTTCCAATGTAGATTTTGTGCCGAGCCTTGCCGCGACTAACGCTTGCACTTGCTCGTTCTCATGCTCTGCCAATGCCTTAAACTCTTCGTCCGACTTGGCAAATGCGAATGTTTCTTTTTCAGTTGTAGGGCTAATCTTCATAGGCGGCTCAACGCCAAGCGACTTGAGTAGTTCCGCAAACTTGGGGTTGCTCATTAAATCTTCTTTGACAACTCCGGCGCCTTCCAACAACTCATCCTTACGGTCACGTGTTTCTGTGAGATGCTGCTCTAGAAGACCCAGATCTAACTCTAACACTGGTTGAATAAACATACGCAGCGTCAAATCAATCAGTCTTAGTTCCTGACGTGGGAAACCCTTAGCCATAATAGTAAACAGTTTATGTGTGAGGTTAACGTCATTGACGCAGTAATCTCCGTAACGATCTAGTTCACTTTCCGCAAAGTCTTCTCGCCTCTTGCCGAGTGCCTGTACGACCTCCGTTCCCTTTGCACCGATATTATATTTTTCACTAACTGCCCTGAGACTTGCGCTAGTTTCAACCCCGTGTATAGCACGGGCAATACACATAGTATCGGCATACACGCGAGGACTAATACCATAACGCCAATTAAGAATAGCACCATCAAACATGGTGTTATGACACAATAACATAGCATCCGACCAATCGAATGATTGCAGATACGTCTTAATCTGTTCGTGTGATCCACTTGCCCACTCCGTTTCTTTATTGTTTACCTTCACACCCACACCGATCACCTCAAAACGAGGGTCACGGATGTAGGCTTCGGTGGTTAACTTAGACAGAGAAAACTCCCTGTCGTAGTATGTTTCAAAGTCCAGCGTAATTAAATCCATTACGTGTTTAACTCTGCGGCTAACGCGAGATACCCTGCGGCATCACGAAAGTTATCCATGTTGTTAGAGTTATTAGACCTAGCAACTTTAAGTAGTGCCAACATGACTGGCACTTGTTCTGGCTGTATGTCATAACCTGTGTAGCCACACCACAGTTTAGCAGTCAGATACGCATTGCTGTAAAAGTCGCCATGCTCACGCTCTCTATCGCTAGAGACAAGGCTCTCTGCTTCATGCAGTATCGTTGAACGTACTCGCACTTTTGCTTTTGCCTCTACTTCAAACACTTCTTTAGGTGTTCCGATTTTTGACTTGAGAGTGTAGACATACTTAGACGTACACCCACAAGCCTTTGCTACATTAACAGGTTTAGCTGTTGGGTGTTTCAGTAGGTACGCCCATACCTTTTCGGCTTTAGTTTTTTTAATCCGTGCCATATCGTTCTCCATTGGCTAATCATTAAAAGGTAATTCCAACTGGTTCGGGTCTTTTTGTTTTTGTATACCTTCACCAGCCATTGTTAGGTCGCATACGCTGCAAGTAACAATCTCCATGCTGTAGTCTATTTCAGTCTTACATCTAGGGCATTGGTTGTTGTCTATAGCTTTTTGGAAGCTACCATCCCCATACTCAATCATCATTCTTCTCCTTCTTCTTCGCTTAATAAGTTATAGTCGGGGGGAGTATAGGCTCCCCCCTAAAGGTCACAGTCTACAGAAAGGATAACGCTCAACTGCCCTCATTGCAGCGGATGTAACGGCTCTCACTGCTTACCGTCCAAACGGTATCTGGTTGAGGCTCTCGACTACCTCACCGATATTGTCCTCGTTTATGACTAACGCGAGGCCACCCTGCTTGGAAATATTATCTAATGCTAACTGCTGTAATGGTGTGGGTTTGTTCTTGCCAGCCTTACATTCAATGCCAAAGAACATCCCCTGATAACATCCTACTATGTCTGGTACACCGCTATGACCGTAACCGCCTGTTACTGGGTAAAAGTAATACGCGCCCAAGTCTTTGAGTACCGCTACCACTTTCTTTTTTACTTTTGCCTCTGGTGTCATAGCCATGTGTGTATCCTAATCAAACTTAAGTTCTGTTAGTTCTTCATCTTGCGCTAATTCATAATGACCGTCTTTGTGGTACGATGCGGATTGGTACATTGCTGGATGTTCGTATAGATAATCTTCATTGGGGTCATGCCTAGCACATTCTTTCCTGACAAATACACACTGTACAGATGTGTCTGCGCAGTTTTCTAAGAACAGGTCAGCATATATATTCTCCGACCCATCAGCCCCAACGTGCCACCAAACTCTCCGCTTTCTCTGGCTCTCTGTCTCTTCCTCGTCCATGCCCGAACTCCTAAGAACTGGTATCAACGAGAGGTGGTTTGATCCACCCCTCGCCTTCATTTATGTTAGTGACTCACTAACATCTTGGTCGCATATCCAAAAGGTGTACTTGTCTATCCTACGTCCTACACCTTCGACTTCTTCAGTGGGTGGAGTAGGATCGGTCATCATCAACAACGCAATCCTTTCCTGCACCCATTGAGGTAAATCATCTACACTAACGTAGGTATCATCTAATGAGTTGTCAACCCTATCCATACCGATACATGATATTTGAACGGTATTCTTGATAGGGTCTAACGAAACACGGTATAACGTGTCATTATCTAACGACATAGAACATCCCCTCGGCGGCGCGGTAA